AGAAGGTTTACCATCTAGTTTGAAAAGTTCTTTGAAATGAGTGATATAATACTTACCACGTTTGTGTAAAATATGACATGATTGGAATAGTTCCTTGTCTTTACGTGAGGCGACACCTATACGACTAAGTGTTTCTCTTATCTTTAAAAAATCGTCTTTTTCGGGGAATGTGACCTCTACTAGGTCTTTTACTACTTCTTCTTGGTTATCCATTATCTCTACCACCAGTTAACATTCTATTTTTCAATTCACGATATTGTTTATCAGATAGTAGTGTTGCATATTCTTTTGCTTCTCTAGTTGATATCTGATAATAATCTTTGATTATATCGAGTTTTTTACTAACATAAGGTTTACTCCATTTGGAAAACCTTTGTCTTTTCCTAAGAGTATTTAGGAAAAACACGTATTGAAGACGATTGTCTACTCCGTGTCTGACATTCATTTCGTTAGTAAGAAAAACAGAATCTTGGTGATAAGATAGTGCTTTATTTATTAGGAATGGTTGATATGATTTCTCTTCGACCTCATCAACCATGAGGTCTTTTTTGTCGTAAGAGACCGACTTTACAAAATCAAAAGGATTTCTTTTAGACATTTCTTCTGAATTCGTATACAAGTTCTTCACCTTTGAGTTCTTCTCCAAAGTAAAGTGTATGTCCGTCATGAGTTTCTCGTTTAATAAGTCCACTGAAGTATTGTGTATCCATTACAGTTTTTCCGTCTTCAGTATCTTGTGGTCTTGTATCGTACCACATTGAATTAAGTGAATGTGCGTGAACTGATTTAATAGTTTTTGCCCACTCTTCAGCTGCTAGTAAGTCTCTTTGATATTCGACTCTCTCATCATATTGTGTCATGTATTATCTCCATCTACAGTTTTAACTTTGTGTTTCATAAACAATTTGTTTGCCTTTCTTTGTAAAGACTGTTCGATTTGTTTATCGACCCACGACCTAAACCATTGTCTGAGTTTACCCATTTTTGAATTTACACTCCGACATAATTTCTGTTAGACATGCAACGAAATTGATTTCACTATCCATTGCAAATGCAGATTTGTATTGATAATCTGCAATAATCAAAACACTTGCTGGAATACTAGAAGATTCTAGTCTTTGTTCAAGTGTATTGAAAACCTTTCTGAACAAGGAATCGAAATCATTGTCTGAGTTTTGTGCAACCCATTTTCTCATTCCAGTCCAGTTCTTATCTCTCATCATATCAATGAGAGGTGTTAGTTTCTCTTCAGCGAGTGTTGCAATAAGACCAGTGTCTATTACACCACTAACACCATAACGTTGTACCTCATTGATACACCTTCTGAAATCGGGGAAGAACTTAAGTATAAGTTCAACAAGTACCTTCTCGTCAAATTGTATGTTCTCTGTTTCACATATCTCTTTAAGTCTTTGAAGGAAGACACCAGCAAGTTGTTGTTTATCACTTGGTGTCATTTTGAAATCTATAACAGTGGTTCGTGAATGTAGTGGTTTTATAATCCTATTCTTGTAATTACAAGTAAAGATAAACCTACAGTTGGAAGAGAACTCCTCTATGAAGTTTCTCAAGGCAGGTTGAACACTATCTGCACTTATGTAGTCTGCTTCGTCTAGAATGACTACCTTTGCACCACCACTGAGTGATACTGTAGATGCAAAGTTTTTGATTTTAGTTCTGAGGGTATCAATCAATCGACCTTCGTCTGACCCATTGATTACAATAAAGTCTGCATTCATTTCATTACAAAGTGCTTTTGCAATAGTTGTTTTACCAACACCAGCACTTCCACATAACATGAGATTAGGAATCTCACCCTGTTTAACGAACTCTCTGAATGTATTTTTGATACCTTCGGGTAGTATCGTGTCCTCAATTGTTTGAGGACGATACTTTTCTACAAATAAAAATTCTGTATTCATATTAAGAAGTTAAAACCCCTCCGAATTAACTGTCATAAGAACCCTTGAAGATTGATGAGAAGTCTTATGTCCCGTATGCATTGTAGAGACTAGCACAATACCTACACTATTATATAGGTTAAACATTGTATTTAGAATCAGGCTCCAATGCAATAAAATACTCTAAATCCACATCTTTGTTTTTAAAGTGTGAGATTCCTTTTGACGAAACTAATACTTCGTAGTTTCCATCTAGGACTTTAAGGTTCTCAATCTTAAAGTTCATAGTGTATGAAACACCATTTCCTTCACCCACGATTCTTGAGAATGTGTTTGAAGTTGAATTCTTTTTGTCTGTCACTTGCAATGTGATAGTAGTTCCATCACTTGAAAGAACCAAATCACCTACACCTAGAACACTAGCAGCTTTCTGCAACTCGTTTAGAAGTGTAGAGGAAATATCAATTCCAATCTCTGCGTCAGGCATTGTTATCATTTTCTCGGGTGAAGTCACCATACCTTCACTTGCATAGAAATATGCAAGACTTGAATTGTTGTCTGCAACTGTTAAACTTGCATCACCAAATTGAAAGTCGGGGTCTTCCAGTAAACTGGTTGCACCTAAGAATTCAGGCAGATTGTAGATACTGAAATCTTGAGGAAAGTCCTCAGATACAGTTGCAACTGCAAGAATGTTTTTCATATTAGAGATTGTCTGAAGTGTATTACCACTTGAAACCTTAATCCCTTGGTTTATTGTTGAGAAATTTTTGAAGATATCTCTCGTATCATTACTAATTTTCATCACTTGTTAGCCTCCTTTGTCGCTTTGTCGTGAACATGTAACATGAATAGACCATAGTGTAATACCTTTAAGATATCTGCTCTATTCTTCCCACCTTTTTTTCCGTATCGTTGTGCATATTTCATAATGTTCCCGATACAAAAACCCTCACCATGACCACTGTCAATAATAAATTCAGTGGACTGGTATTTGTTTAAACTATAATGTTGTTTATAGGTGTTGTCGATATACTGGGAAAACTCATTTAAGAGTTCTCCCTCGTTATACCTGTAATCAATTTTGTTCTTTTTACCAAACATACTAATCATTATACTCTGAAGACTCAGTTTCGTCAACTGGGTTTTCTGCATTCAAGTCTACTCCAGCATCAATTTTGGAGTAGAGGTCGAGGATACTATTTCTAGTCTCTTCGTCAAACCTTGAAATACACATGGTTATTGACTTGAGTTTGTCATTGAACATTCTGAATGCATTGACAATGTGAACCAATCTTCTAGTGGTAATGACATCATCAATCGCACCTTCATAGTAGGTTTTTCTGATTATGTCTGCCCAATCTACTAGTTTGATACAGAACTCTTCGTCAACATCACCAGTAAGTGCCATTTCTTTTTTAAGAATACTTCTCTCAGTAGTAACTGGTGGGTATTCTTGTTGCATTGTGATTGCAAACCTTTCCAACATGGCTTCATTCATGATTTGAGTTCCTATGAACTTTCCATCATCAGACCCTTGTCCTTTAGTGTTTGCAGTTGCAAGAATTGTGAAACCTTCTTTAGGTGAAACCCACTCACCAGTTTTCTTGATTAGGTATCCTTTACCTTCAAGAACTGATTGTAGACACATAAGTTTGTTAGAACCCAAGTCAACTTCGTCAAGAAGAAGGACAGCACCTTTTCTCATTGCTTTGATAACAGGGCCTTCTCTGAAGACGACATTACCATTGACCAAAGTATGACCACCCATTAGGTCGTCTTCATCAGTCTCGATTGTAATGTTAACTCTGAAAAGTTCTCTCTTCAATTGAGCACATGTTTGTTCAATCATAAGAGTTTTACCATTTCCACTTAGTCCAGTAATGAATACTGGGAAAAAGATTTTGGACTTGATAATTCCTTTAACGTCTTTGAAATGTCCAAAAGGAACATAGTTAGACATCTTCTCGGGAATGATTTTAATATTGTCATTCAAGTTAACAGACTCAGTCGCAGCGGCAACTGGCATGTTTTGTGGAGCAACTGGTGGTGCAACTGCAACCACTTGAGGTGCTGGATTTACAGGAGGAACAACTGCAGATTCAGAATATCCACCATTGTATCCACCGATAATTTGGGTAAGATTAAAGACACCATTGTCTCTAAAATTGTACCTAGAAGATTTTACCCAATATGGGAACGTCCCAGTATTGTCAATTTCTTCTTTAGTAAAAACCGATTGATTCGGATACTTAGATACCAGTGTATCTAAAAATTCCTTCCTATCGGGTGTGTAGTGAAACGGCTTTCCCATCACGTCAATCGATTCACTTCTGTCATAACTTCTTTTATCCATATAGTCTCCTTTTTAAGTTGTTATT